AGATAGTGCAGGAGCGTAATAGCCTTGTCCAACGCCGTAAGGTGCAGGAGATATTGGACGCTAAAGCAGCAGCTAATAGAAAGAAAGAAATGGACGAGGTTGTGACAATGGCTCTTTGTGTCCTTGTTGCAGCTGCTATATTTGCCCTAGTTGGTTGGGGCATACTAGAATTGAAAGGACACTAATGTTTGATATTACAGGACTATTGGCTGTAGGTGGCAAGCTCATCGACAAGCTCATTCCCGACCCTGAAGCTAAAGCAAAGGCACAGCTAGACCTAGCCACACTAGCCCAAAGCGGAGAGCTGGCTCGAATGGCTAACGAAACAGACATCTACAAGACGGAGCAAAACAATGTTACAGAACGCTGGACTGCCGATGCAAACACTGACAGCTGGTTGGCAAAGAACATTCGTCCATTGTCTCTTGTTGCTATTTTTGTTGGTTACTTTCTGTTTGCCCTTATGTCTGCTTTTGGTTACGATGCCAAAGAGTCGTATGTACAACTTCTTGGTCAATGGGGAATGCTAATTATGTCTGCCTACTTCGGTGGTAAGACGCTGGAGAACATCATGGAAATGCGTAGTAAGAAGCCATAGAAGTCGCCTCCACAAACAACAAAGCCGCTAAAGGGACTTCCCTCTAGCGGCTTTTCTTATGCCTGTTTCTCTACAGGCTTCCCTCCATCACCTCCACCGAAGTATATCTCCATTCGGAAGAAGCCAAGGGAGACAGTGATGTTCTCTACCACAGAGCTGTCATCAATGTTCCCATCGTCATCCATCTCGTAAGCAGCTCCTGCTTCAATGCCAACAGCTAGTCCTGAAATCCAGTCAAAATCAACTTGCATTATTTCTTGCTCCTATCAAACTGATGCAACAAAGCACCGAAAGCATCAACAAACACCTCATCGTGGTCATTATGACCCATAGAGAACATAATAGCATGAACAAGCTCATGGAAGAAGGTTTGCTCTGCATAGGTCTTATGCAGTCCTTCTTTAATATAGATAGTAAACACCGAGGGGTCACACCTTCCAAGGTCGGTCATGTTTGGAACCATTTGCACATTCCATTCACTTCCGACCAAGGAAAATGTCTTTGGTATTGCTGGTTTAGCAACAGCCATTAGACACCACAGGAACCGCCTTTACCAGTGATTTCACATACATCAACTTCTTCATAAACTACATCCTTATGTCGTAGAGCTTCCTCGTAAGGCACAGAGGTCAGAGGCTGACCACCACGGCTTCCATCAGGATAGCAGGTAAAACCACGCAAACGAGGGGCATACTTTGCAAGCACATTAGTGAACTTGTCAACTTCGCCTTCATTATTGAATTTAGTTCCCCAAGATGGTAGGTTGATAGTCGATGAGATTGACATATCAACATAGTCTTGGATGTCTGCTTGGAATTTGATTCGTTTTTCATAGTCTTCGCTTAGGTCAATAGCACTTTCAATCTTGCTTGGGTCAACTCCATATTGTTCGATAAGGATTTGAGCTGTTCCGTCAATGACATACTGATACTTCCACTTCGTTCCTTCTGTAAGAAACCTTCGTTTATATGCCACAGCAAAGAGTGGCTCAATTCCTGTAGTCGTCCCTGCAAGAATGCCAATGCTGCCTGTAGGCGCAATAGCTCGATATGCTTTTGGTCGGCTAATAAAGAATCGGTCACAATGTTCATCTGCTGCTCGTTTGCTTTCATCTTTGTATACCTTCAACCACTTGTGAAGCTCAGGGGTCACTTCGTACTCGTATCCCTTTTTAAGGAGCCATTCGTGGATTCCCATAAGTCCAAGTCCAAGTCGTCTATTCTTTTCACGAACTGTATATACTTTTTGGTAGGGAAGATCAGCCCGGAGTGTACCACAGACCAAGAACTTAGAGGCAAGTTCCACAACGGACTTGAACTCCTCCAAACTCGTGATGTTGCCCATATTAATTGACCCCAAATTGCAAACATCACTATCGTCTTCTGATGTAACCTCAGTACAAGCGTTTCTAAGCGTTTCATTCTGCTTGTCTCCAAAGTTAAAGCTAAAGCCGGGTTCTGCTGTCTCCATTGCCTGTCGTACATTCTGCTTAAACACAGCGTTGTTCTCCAGACCACCTACTAACGAAGCATCGTCATAATTCACTGAAATGTTAGTCATGTCCAGGGGGGCAGAGGCATTAAAATCCTTCAGCTTCATGGCCTTGATGTCTTCATTCCAATTCTTCATGGTCAGAAACTGCTGGATGTCATCATGCTTCCAATTAAGGCTTGCATAAATGGCAGACCTACGGCTTCCTCCCTGCATTACATTGCGTCCAATCTCATTGATAGCATTCATCAATGGAATAGGGCCGCTGGCAGTGCCTCCTGTACGACTCAAAGCCTTCCCTGATGGACGGAGACGGCTGTAGTCAATACCAATGCCTCCACCTGTCATCAAACAGCTCATTGCTCGCCATGTAACATTGCTCCACTCCTCTCGTGTGTCTTCTTCAGCACGAAGCAGGAAACAGTTGTTATATGCCTTGAACGGACGACCTGCGTAGTACAGGTAACGACCTCCGGGCAGAAACTTCATCTCCTTGATATATTGAGTCAGCTGCTTGCGGTCAGGTTCAGACATAAGAGTGGCAATTGTACCTTCACGGCTTCCACATACATCTTCAACTAAACGCTCTGACAACTTAGCCCATGTGTCTCCAGGCCCTTGGGCATACTTGAAACGAAACACATTCTCTGCAAAACTATTACGAAACTCGCTCATTCTATTTCCTTTAAAAACTTGTCCATATTATCTTCTATTGTATCTGCAAAGGCATTGATGAGGTCTCTGCTGCTGACATTCAACAGCTCCAGCAGGGAAATCTCATCAAGCCTTTCTAGCTTCTCTTTTAGTTCCTCAAAAAGCACTGTCATCTTCTGCGTCTTCATCAAAAGCCATCAAGAACAGCAAGCAACACACAGCGTGTGCTAAATGACTCTTATGGCTTTCAGCATCAAATTGCTCACCTTGTCGCCATGCCCAAATGTGACGCATAGCAGCATTGAAATAACGAGTGTCAGGGTCATCAACGTGCTGCCAATTGTCAGGGCTGTACTTCTTTGCACCATAGGTGAGAACATCAACAACTTCTGCCATAGGGTTTGCTGGAACCAAAGACCACTGAGGCTTGCCAATGTCAAACTTAACACCAAAAGTTTTATTTTCCTCTTTCTCGCTCATGGGTTGCTCCAATATGCTACGGATATATTCTCGTGTTTTATCATAATAATCTTCATCATAATAAGGCACTCCTAGTCGAGAGCAGCTTTCTTTATATTCATCTTTAGTCATTAATAAGCTCCACTTCGGTTAATTGTCTATTTGTAAATGTAAGTTTAAGATTATGGTATCCATATTTTTCCCTATCATACATCCAGTTGTCATCTTTTGGATATGTGCATGAAGCATAGAGAATTTCAATACTGTCTTTATATTCTTCTTCACTCAGTTCCATATTTGCGTTCTAAGTATTCTATAGATAAGAGCATTTCGTCAAACCCGCCATCATGCACATCGTTTAGGACAACTAGTCCTCGCCAATGCCTGTTAGAAAGATTGTCCATATAATCTTCGTCATGTAGATAATAGCTACCAGCAACAATAGCACAAATAGGCTTACCATCAGCTCGCTTTCCATATGCTATTTGCTTTCCTTGTTGATGTCCAGCCACGCACGACATATGTAGCTTACTAATAATTGCAGCAGGAGAAGCGGCAGGACGACCCATTGCACCCACAGGCCAATAATGAGAAAACCCAACACCAGCAATAAACACTGGCCTAAGAAAGTCATGTACTTCCCAATCGTCTGTATCACAATGGTCATACGTCATCAGTCCTTCTAGCATCGGGTTGTTATTAATGGCTCGTACAATGCGGTTCTCATGGTTTCCACGCAAGAACACCATACGAGGCTTATACACCTTGTGCTTGTTCTCCTTCTGCGTCTTCTGCAAGGCTTTAACAGGGGCTAGGAGGGCATCCATGCCCACATTACCAGCCTCTATGTCTGCTAGGTAGCGTTTCCCTTCAAAATACTTGCTACCTGCCTTGTCATGGCTTGAGAGACTAGGCATATCCCAATGGTCTCCAAGGTGTATAACAATGTCGGGCTTGTAGTCACAGATAGCCTTACCAGCCCATGTCAGGTGCTTGGTAGGCGTATCCGGCTTACACTGGGTATCAGGAATTACTAGGATTTTCATCGTTAGTTTCTCGTAGGTGTTGCTGCAACCACTTGTCGTCTTCATATTCTTTTTCCCAAGCCAAGATGTCTTCTTCTTCATTGTCGTAATACTCTCCATGCCAGCCCTCTTCACGGAAGGGAGAATACTCAATACGCACCTTCTTATGCACACCGACATAGCCTGTTGCTTCTAAGAAGAAGATGAAGTCTTGTAGCACTTTAGGCCAAGGAGTGCCATCATCGTAACTTACGACAAAGGTGATGTCCTTGTTCTCAATGTCGTCTTCTTCTTTAAATGTAAACTTATTTGTCATGCTGCTTCCTTTGTATTGTCAATAAACATATCACATTCCTTTAACCGATGGTCATAGGGGGAGATAACAAGAAATGTCTGCCATTCAGAGGCTTTAGAGGTAAACCTAGCACATTCCATTTTAATTGGGCAACCATGCCCTTCACACATTGATATAGATGCCATGTTCTTGCTCCTTAATTTTAGCTTCTAATTGAAGAATTTTAAAAGAACCTTTAGATATTAGTTTTTCTGCTCTATTTTCGTCATCCATTGCTTCTTCTAAATCATCGAAACTAACTGCACTAATATAACGATAACTTGCCACCGCTGCATTAATTCTTTGTTTCTCTACGTTTTCTTTAGTTCTGATAAGCTGTTCTTCTAAAGTCATGTCTTCTTCCTCTGTTCTTTCTCTTTAGCACTCTTGATGACATGGCAGGGCTTACATAGCACTTGCAGGTTTGGTTCCTCACAGAACAGCCTGTCAATGAATGTGTCCCACCCCTGCCATCCCTTCTTTGGGTCTACAGCTGGATTCTTATGGTCAACCTGCACCTCTTTAGCTACAAACTCGTCTTTACAAGCGTTGCACTCAAAGTGTTTAGCAAGTTTCCCTGTCTTCACATTGGTCTTCCTCTGTGTAAACGCAGCATCTAAGACAGCATATTTAGGAGGCCACCTCTGTGTTGCTGTTCGTAATGCCGACACAACAAAACTCTTGAAGCGAGCCTCCGTCCATTCCCCTCCGTTGTACTTCCTTACGCTGGAGGTTGCCATGTCTGTCCTTTCTCACGCCGTAGCCACAACAGCTGTCCGTTCTCTAAGATGTGCTCTACAGGCTCTTTAGCGGCCTTATAAGCCTCTACAACAGCCTCATACATCTCCTTGTCGCCTGTCAGCCCCTTGAGCAGCCTAGCAGCCTTTACAGGCCCAATGCCCTTTAGCCCCTGGATGTTGTCAATTCGGTCGCCTGTCAGCATTTGCAAATAGAAGCTCTTGAGTCCTTCCTGTTCAGTGACAAAATATTCCAAGTCCTTTACAGGGTTGTAATGCCACCCCGGTAGTTGGTCTAGGTCTTTGTCCACATGAACAATCCAAACGCTCTTGCCATTTGCTTCAATGCCTACAGCATCATCAGCTTCTTCACCCTCTGTTGTTACAGCCTCCAGCCGTGTTAGGTGCTTTCTTAAAGCCTCATAATGTTCAGGCTTCTCTACGTCTTTCCTGTTCCCCTTGTAAGGCACTGTCTTAGCTAGATCATACCGGAAGTTTGATTTACCAGTGATGAACGCCTTGTAATCAGTACATTTGAGACGAATGTACACCATGTCGGTCAGCCACTCAGTGAGCCGATTCTTAGCCCATTGTTCCTCTACATCTTTACATGAGAAGGCAACGGAATAGACCAAGAAGTCGGCATCAATGACAGCCTCCGTTGGTTTAGGAGGCAGAGCCATTACAGCTCCATGTCTGCTTCTTCTTCCACCTTAGCAGAAGGGACATAGGTGACAAGCTCTGTAACCACTACACGCTTGGCAGAGGCAGCAACGCCTGTCTTCTTAGCAAACTTCCATTCGTATGTTGCAAGCACCAATGTTGCCTTGGAGCCGTTGCCAATAGTTTTGGGGTCAATGTTCTTGCCATCATCATCTACAGGCTGAATAGCGAAGTTGCTCTTGCAGGTGACAAAGCGTCCCATGTTGTCGTTCTCGCCTACATGAACACCAAGGGCTTCCACCTTAGCAACATCTTCAGCAGAGAGGTTTCCTAGCTTCACCAAATACTTCTTTGAAGCCTCTGTGTATTGGTTAAATTGAACCATGTCAGAAGCGTAGTAAAGCTGTCCGGTGATTGAGATAGGTTTTGCAGTCATTTTAAGTTTCCTTTTAAGCAAGCCTTGCGGCTCAATGTGTTTCACGCCAATTGCGTCCAATCTTATATTCTCCATTCAGGGGGCATCTAAGACCAAAATGTTCCCCTGCTTCAACAATGCTTTGCACTGCTGCTTCACCTATTATTATAGCATACTTTTCAGATGTTTCAAGCTGAATTTCATCGTGAACATTAGCAACTAGTTTAATAGGCCAAGAATTTTCCTTGCATTTGTTGTAAAAAAGACACAAAGCCTTCTTCATAACAATTGCCCCTGCCCCTTGCAGCAAGCTGTTTAAGGCTGCGTGTTCAGAGCGTATCCAAATCTTCCTTCCGTCTAAGCCCGGTACATCGCCGTTGGCAGCATAAGATGCTACTCTAGCTATGAGCTTGGCTAGAGCTGGTGTCTGTGAGAGAAATCGCTTTTTAAGCTCTCCACCCTTTCGAGCGTTTCCTCCAACGATGCTACCAATTTTTGCATCTCCAGCTCCATATAAAAAGGCATAGATGAAAGTCTTTGCGCTATCACGAGTAAGTAGTCCAGCTGCTCGTTGATTGATTGTGTGTACATCCGTACCTTCTTTGCTGCTTCCCTCACATACTGTTCTGACATAGTTCTTGTCCTTCATGTAATGAGCCAACATTCGTAGCTCTAAACCACTAGCATCAATTCCTACCAATACCTGTCCGTCTTCGACTGTCCAGCACTCACGACACTCAGGGCCATAAACACTCCCTGCATTAGGTATCTGTGCCATGTTGGGGCTGCTGTGCGTCATACGCCCTGTTACAGCTCCGTTAGTAACCACCTTGCCGTGTACCCTTCCGTCTTTGCCTACAGCCTCCAACCAGCTTTCTATTTGAGCCACACGCTTCTGTAGCATCAAATATTCCACAATGGGGGCTGCTTCCGGCAGGTCTATCTTCGACAGCACACCTTCATCGACTATGGGCTGTCCTGCTTCTGTGTGCTTGTCAGGCTTCCATCCAAGCTCGATGAGCTTTTCTCCAATTTGCTTCCTGCTGCCGGGATTAAAAGAAGCCAACCCATCTTTGAGAGGCTTTCCAGTTTTGTCGCTGGTTCGTTTAATGACGACAGGAGGCCATCGTTCTTGCATTTGTTCATATAAAGCATCCAATTTTCCTTTGATGTCAGTAAGTAGGCAGGTTGCATATGGTATATCCAGTTTAAAGCCGTTCCGTTCCTGTTCCGCAATGATAAGAGCCACTTCGTGCTCCAACAGCACACTTTGCTCACTAAAGCCCTTCTCTGCAAGCTCTTGAAGCTCATGCTCATATAGCTTATGTGTCACCTCGCAGTCTTGCTGGCAATAGTTTTCTAGGAGACCAAGGGAGGGGGCATTAAAACACTCCCCTTTGTATTCCTCCCTGCGTCCCATCAACCACGACCAAGCAGAGCTATAGCTTGTCTTCTGTGTCCCTAGCCTGTTTCCCCAGGCTTCTAATGAATGACCATTCTCTCTGCTCGGCTCTAGCAGCCGACTTACTATCAACGTATCGTACAACAGGCTCGTAGGTATCTCTATCTTCCAAATAGCTTTCAACATCGGTGCATCGAACGCCAATATGTTTTGGCCTATAACTAGTGAAATGTCCCTTAAATAATCCCGCAGGCTGCTTGCTTCTTTCCATGTTCTTTTCTCTCCGGTGTCAATGTTCTTCGTGCATACAAGCCATATTTTATTATGGGCTAGGTTTGTCTCAATATCAAGAATGAGCCTCATTTTGTTTCTCGTTTAAAAAAGTCTTTTGGTTATAAGAATTGTTTTCTTGTTTTCTCCAGTGGGTTTTGCATACTTCTCTTTGATTCCTGCGGCATCGTCCCATTTCATACTTACTGACTTTCTATTTGCAGGTAGTCCAGCTGTTTCACCAATTTTTACCCAATTGTCTGCAAGGTATACGCTTCCCTTTTTGTCGTTACCAATGGTAGTGACAATAGCCTGTAAATTGTTCCCATACAACCTGAACCAGTCTGCTTTTGCCCTGTTTCTTATTTCCTTTAAGACCCGACTACCAAAATTTGGAATGCTCTTTGCCATGCAGAATCGTTTGTTATCAGCCACTTCATTAAAGATTAAATCAAACTGTTTTTGTCCCATGTCCATATAGTTCAGAATTGCTTTTGGAGTGGGCTTAAAACCACTACCAAGCCAAAATGTTCCAACAATTTCATTATCATCTTCAATTAAGTATTTGATACATCTACCAACAGTTCGAGGGCTTTTTACATAGCTGTGAAACTTCATCACTATGTTATTTGCAACATCTTTCTGTTCTTTAGACTCTGCAATGTAAATAAGCATTTCGTTCTTTCATATGTTTTCTTCCATTAGCTCCACCATCACCTCATAGCCGCCTGAGCCGTTATACTCATCGTAATACTTGTCGAGAGCCTCGTCTGCATTCTCTGCTTCGTATTCATATGTGCCTCGCTCTGTCCATACTTCGTATAAGTTCATTTCGTTCTTTCAAAAGGGCGCAGCAGGGAGCTGCTCTTGTTTCTGTTGCTGGTAGGCTTTCTCTTGTTGTTTAGTCCAAGGGACAGCTCCTGTAGCAGGTGGGAAAGGCCATGTTTCGCACTTCGTGCTCATGTGTGTCATAATTCTTCCAATACATTAAGAGGGCGTTCTTCTAAAATCCCTGTACTTCTATTATACCATATTCCAAACTTCTCGCCAGTAGCACTACCAGCAAAGCGGTCTTTCAGCACCCTAAATGTTGTGGTTTGACGCACAACAGGGTCTTCTGCCTGTTTATTACGCTCTAAGCCGAACATATAGTGGCTCCATCGGGCAATGGCTCGTGAGCCTGTAAAGTGCTTCTCCAGCACCCTGCCGCCTTCCTCATGTGCCTTCCCCTCCGGTGTGGTGAGGTGAGACACAAAGTGGATGATTAGCCCATCGCTCTGTGCAAGGGAGGCCATGTCTGCCATGATGCCGTCCAATGCTCTCCGTTCGTCCTGCTCATTCGCTGCCAATGCTGTCAGGTGGTCTAAATAAATCATCTTGATGTCATACGCCTTGGCGAAATAACGAATGATTTTCTTCACACTTGCCCAATCCATAGCACCGAAGTGCTCCATCATGTACAGCTGGCCTCGTTTGTCTAGCCTGTCAATGCTCTGCTCATATTGCTCTCGTGTCCAGCCAGCATCAGGAATGTGGTATAGACATTTGTCTAGCTTACCCGCTACTCGCTGTGCAGTTTCTACGACATTCTGCTCAAGGTAAATAACCCCTACCTTCTCGTTCAGCACATCAATGTCATAGGCAATTTGTTGGGTGAACACATCTGTCTTACCAACCCCAACCCCTGCGCCAAAGCCATAAAGCTCTCCCTTACGCCGCCCATAGGTGAGCTGCGTCAATGTTGGGAATGCCCAAGGCACACCTTCCACTGGAGGGGCAAGAAGCCTGTCCATAATGTCATGTACGCTGACAATGCCTTCAGGTCGGTGTTCTTCTGCCTTCCACCAAGCGTTGACAAACTCCTTGCCCTTCCCTGCCACCAAATAGTCGCAAGCATCCTTGAAGCCATCAATATGCTTCATAACTTTGCTCTTACCTGCAAACAGGTCTGCCACTTCCCTTGCTGCCTTAATCCCAGGCTCATCCCCATCAAAGCACACCACCACTAGGTCGAAGGTGTCTAGCCATTCAAAAGCCTGTTTACAAGCCTTTAAAGCCCCTGCTGCGCCATTTGGCACTGAGACAGTAGGGTAGAGGCTTCCTTGCATTTGAAACGCTGCTAGAGCGTCTAGCTCGCCTTCAGTGATGGTTACAGTTTTACCGCCAGTAGGGAACAATTCCTGACCAAACAATGTGTCTAGCTTTCCGGTGCTAAAGAATTCTTTAGTAGCGACAACCCTTGTCTTAATGCCATTCTTGTAGCTGTAATGCTGCTTGTCTGCCTCGGTGTAAACCTTGTAGCGTTCACAGGTGCTGCGGGTGATGCCTCGGTCAGCAATGCCCTTAATTTCGCCTTTCGGCTGTAAGTTTTCCATAAGTTTCTCTTTTGGTTTGCTGGGACTAGGACTCGCCGATAGGCTCATGCCCTTAGCTCCTGATTTAGTGGTGTTGCATTTAAAACAATGGGTGTGCCCATCATCATAAGTGCAGCAAGCGTCAGACGACCCACAATCAGGACATGGCCCTTTAGATAATAGTTTACTTTCAGTCATGCTATTCCACTATGATGTTAATAATGCAAACAATAATAATGAGACCTAAAAGCATTTAGTCCCCTTTAATGTCTTTTAATGCCAAATAAGCATCAATTTCAGCCAATACATTGTCTTTTCCATGTTTTAAGACCAAAAAGGCAACATTGTTCAATGTGGTCTTGTAGTGCATTTCAGCGAGAGCTTCTTCTTCTTCAATTGTGGTCTCAAAACCAGTGTAAAAAGCGTCTTTAACTTTCATATATTTCCTTTTTTAGCATGATGTTGCTAGTAGTTGGCATGGTTCTTGCTCTTTAAAGACTATAAAGGCTTTAAAGGCTTTTAGGTTTCTATATATATTATATCAATAGTAGGTACTAATAGACTATAAAGGCTTTATAGGCCAAGCTGTTCATCTTCGACAATGTTTTGTCTACCCACCCTTCGCCATGTGTACTGGTCATCTTCGTCAATTGTCGGCTGTTCGTCATAATCCTCACCTTCGTGGTCTAAATCCATCCGATCTTTAGTCGCCAATGGCGAGAGCCTTTGCACTTCACTGAGGCAGCTTTTGCACATATCCAAAAAGTCATTGGTCAAAGCGTGTCGGCGTGTCGATTCAAAGTCGCTCAGGTTTTTGTTGCAGCAAACGCATTTCATAAAAAGTCCTTGTTTTAAGGGGTTTTAAGGCATTCAAGCACCCTACCCCTTGGTTAATCAATAAAGTCGCAGGAATAGCCCTTTAAGGCCGTTTAAACGCTATATAATAGCCTATAAGCAGACACACAATGCCTATCCCTGTCAAAATAGATAAAAATACAGTGAATGTCATTCAATTGTCAGCCTTGCCATTGTTATGCGTGGCTTGCGTTTATCCTCCCAGTGCTGAATAAAACAAACCCACCCATCAGCATCCTTTGCAGCATATCGGGTTTTGTCCATTGTGCTAGAGCATTGCCCCTTGGCTTGGGCATAATCAAGCTCGTTTTGTACCCTTTCCCATGCCATACCCGCAGCAAAGACAAAGCCAAAGGCCGTGCCAATAGCCGCAGCCACTAAAAGCTCTTTAAAAACCCTCATTGTTTTCCTCCAATTGAGCCTCCAAGGCGTGTAGCGTATGCACATCAATGTGCTCTATTAGGTCTTTTTTGATTCGTATCCCCTTGTCCCTGATATAAAGCATATAAATTGTGGCAATGCCCCTTAAAGGCGGGTCAGTATCGGTTTCAGCTTGGGGTGCATCATATTCGTAATAGCATTCCCATTCTATGCCCCTGTAAGTTAAAATGTCATTCATTTTGTCAATTCCTTTTCTATGATGTAGAGACCCACCGCTAGGGTGAAGTCGTCATTGTTTAGAATAAAGTCTTTAGCGTCTATTCGGTGCAGAAAACGTGCAGCCACAATGCCGCTACTGGCGTATTTTACGAGATACATTATAAACCCCTAGTTTCGGTTTTTGCTTCTAAACTCTCCAAAAACTCAATTATTTCTAACAGACATTCGCCCATATTGTCGTTTTCCGTGGGTCTACAC